GATGCCCAGGGTGGTACGGCTAAGGAAGTTCTCGCCAAAATGAGAGCCAATACCGGACGCGCCTAACCAAACCGACCGCATGGTCGCCAATCCTGCAGAGGAGCATTATGAGTGAAGAGACAACCACCGAGACTGCATTAGTCGAGGAAACGATTGAGACCGTAGAAACCGAAGTGACGCAGGTCGCAGAGGATTCATTGGACTCATGGAAGAAAAACGCTCGCAAATGGGAGAAGTTGGCCAAGGCTGATGCCGAAGCCGCAGCTCGCTGGCGCGAACTCGAAGCGTCCCAGAAGCCAATCCAAGAGCGCCTCGCTGAGGAACTGGCAACGATGAAGGCCGAAGCGGCCGCCGCCAAATCTGAGGTCCTACGTTTGCAGATTGCAAGCGCCAAGGGCATTACGGGTGATGCTGCCAAACTCCTTCGTGGATCGACGCAAGAAGAGCTCGAGGCTGAAGCGGACGTAATCCTGTCACTTATTGCTACATCGAACACGCCTAAAACTCCACTCCCCGACGTAAGCCAGGGCAAGCCAACAAGCCAGGTAGCCGGTGCCATCACCGATGTTGCTCAACTAGATCGCATGACTCCCCAGGAGATTATGAAGGCTAAGGCTGACGGCCGCCTCGACCAACTGCTGGGCAAATAACAAAGGTACATAATGACCATGCCAATGCCCGAAGAATGGGACCTCTTAAACGAGCGTCAACAAGAGTTGGCTCAGGACCTAAACGAAATCGTGCTTCAGTACGACAAGTTCGATAAGTCTCCCTATGCCGATGGAGCGCACTACGCCGCTGCCGCACTCAACCCATTTAAGGCTGAAGGTCTTATGTGCTCGAACTGCATCTTCTATGACGAGCTCGGAATGGGCTGTCAAATCGTCACCGGTTCGATAGAACCAGAGGCCGTGTGTAAGATGTGGATAATCCCCGAATCATTACTCGCAGCTGTTCCAGGACAACTTACGCGGAACGATTTGGAGACTATGACTCCCACCGAGATCATGGCAGCGAAGGCCGCAGGGCGACTCGACTCCCTTCTAGGTAAGTCTTAAATCCCTAACCAAAGAAAGGCAGATTCCAAATGGCAATCTCCAACTTCATTCCTGCAATCTGGTCTGCTGGCGTTAACACCGCTTTCTTCCAGAACCAGGTAGTTATCCCAACCCTCACCACGACCTACTCGGGCGAAGCTCGCGATGGCAACACCGTCAACGTGACTGGTGCCGTTACGCCTACCATCTCGACCTACTCAGGTTCACTCTCCGCTGAAGCGTTGAGCGACTCGACGGTCCAGCTGCTCATCAACCAGAAGAAGGCTTTCGCCTTTAAGGTCGATGATGTAGACAAGGTCCAGGCTGCTGGTACGTTCGATCAGTGGACTGTTGCCGCTGGCCGTGCCCTGGCTGAAGACTCCGAAAAGTACGTCATCGCTCAGATGATCGCTACTGGAACGGTCATCACCGCCTCCTCAATCACCACTGGTGACACCGCTAAGGCCGCAATCCGTAAGCTCCGTACCGCTCTGTCAACTGCCAAGGTTCCTGCCGCTGGCCGTTACTGCGTGGTCAACTCGGCCATGGCTGACCTCTTGCTCTCAGGTTTGAGCGACGCCGCTCAGGCCGGTGCTGACATTGGTCTTCGCAACGGTGTCATCGGTCGTCTCTACGGCATGACCATCGTTGAGTCTGCTCTCTTCACCGAGACCAAGCCTCAGGCGATTGCCTACCACGAGGCCGCTTGTGCCTACGTTTCGCAGCTCGACAAGACCGAAGCACTGCGCGACGTTTCATCGTTCAGTGACATCGTTCGTGGACTCCACGTCTACGGCTCGAAGGTGACTTTGGCTACGGCCGTTCAGTCAATCGCTTCGACTGTCTGATTTAACCTCAACGCTTTAAAGAGTGGGTCGGGCTTCGGCCCGACCCACTTTTTTTATTACTTACCTACGAACGGAGCCTTATGAACTGGACTGCCCCTCAAGACATTCGCGAACGATGGATCGGTGACGGTGCTCCCGACAATGACCAATTGCTTCGTGCTCTTATTCAAGACGCTGAGGCCATCATCCTCAATGAGTACCCATCTATTCAGTCTCGGGTCACTTCAGGCAAACTCTCTGCCTCGATTATCACTTTCGTTACTTGCCGAATGGTCACTCGAGTACTCCGAAACCCTGACAACGCTACCTACTCATCTCAGACCACTGGTCCATTCACGTCCGCTAAGAATGTCGGAAACGTAGATATGTGGATGACCGAGGATGAACTGGGGATGCTCAGCCCGATTATCCCCAATAAGGCTTTCTCGGTCGATATGGCTCCTCATATGGGAGTCGGTGTCGGGATGCTGGTAATGACCGGAAACGGCTACACCGAAGGTGCTCCATATCTCCCAGCTCTTCACTCATCGGGCTGTGGCTGCGAGTACTGCTACGCCCAGGCATCTCTCAATAACCTGCCCTACCCATATAACGGCCTCGAGTACTAGTCATGGGTGAGACCATCACCATCACCAGGTCAACGGCCCTCTCCACCGATGCCTTCGGAAACCCCACCTACACGACCTCGACAGTCACGGTGGACAATGTTCTGGTGGGCTGGGGTTCTGCTGGAACCAACTCAGAGCCCTCTAGAACGCCCTCTGACGCCACCATTCACCTCTACCTAACCTCTGCCCTCGTCACTTACCCAAATGACCTATTTACGGTCCGTGGGAGCGACTGGCTCTTCGATGGTCAACAAGACTGGGCTAACCCATTCGGTGGCAATCCAGGTACGGTAATTCATCTCCGTCAACGCCGTGGCTAAGACTCGCATCGAGTGGCATGAGGAGGGGCTAATCGACGTTATGGATCAACTCGGTATGCGCTCAATCCTGATTGATGCTGGCCAAAAGGTCGCCGATGAGATGGCCGCTACCGCTGTCCTGGCCGACAATGGTCCAGGCGGCACAATTGACGGCTACTCGGACGCTGGCTTTAGCGTGATCTACGAACCCCGTGGCCGTCGTCCTCGAGTGGTCGTCAAGTCCAACGCTCCAGGGGATGTCGCAGCTGCGGCAGGGTTCAACTACTACCACAAGACCGGCCAACTTCATATGCTGGCCGCGCTCTACAAGTTCATCATCGGAGGCCGCTAATGCCCGTCAAGTACAACGACATCGAGAAGGATCTAGTCACCTACATCGTGGCTGGACTCGCCGACGGTTCAGTCCGAGTGGGAACCATGAAACTCCCAGCGGCCAAAACAGAACCGGCTAAGCAAGTCGTGATCTCCGCCACGCTAGGGGCCGAAACCGAACTAATGCTACGATACGGTCAAGTCGTTATTGATATTTACGCCAATGACTACGCCACCGCTTCGAGCCTCGCCCTAACGGTCGAATCCCTAGTAAGGCGAGCCACCGGTACAAATATCAAGCACGTTACGGTACAAACTGGTCCGGTTCGTCTAGGTGACGATTCAGGCCAGGAGCGCCGGTCACTATCCGCTGAAGTCGTGGTCAAGGCCACGGATATCTAACCAAAGGAACCAACATGGCACTAACCGCCGGAAACGTAGTAGTCGGAATCTCAGGAACGGTCTATGCCGGTGCCACCTCCGCTACCGCCCCCACCTCATCCTCAAGCGCCCTCACCGGCTTTACGGACCTCGGCTATATCAGCAGCGACGGGGTGACGGTCACTCCGAGCCGCAACACGGCCCAGATTCGCTCATGGCAAAACGCCGACCTCGTACGCGAAGTCGTGACAGAATCCGACCTCTCCTACAAGTTCACTCTCCTTGAGATGACCGCAGCCGCCGTCACTCAGTACTTCGGTTCGGCGCCAGCTTCGAGCAAGGTCACCTGGTCCCCAGGTACCACCGGTGGTAAGCAGTCTTTCGTGATTGACATGGTCGACGGCTCCAAGACCATTCGCCAGTACATTCCTGTTGGCGAAGTAATGAAGATTGAGCCCCTCAATATCAAGAACGGCGAAGCCCTTTCTTTCGGTGTCACCATCAGCGCCTATGTGACAGCCGGTCGCGCTGCCGACGTTTTCTTCTCCGCTATCAGTTAATCTCCGGCTAATACTCCTGGTGTAAAGTTTCTGCACCAGGAGTAGGAGCCAAGATGGATAAGAAAGAACCTCAGGATCACAAGACGGCCGCTGGCCCCGTGACCTTTAAGACCTCGGCAGGGAAACTAACTCTCCCTCACCCGACCTTGATTCCCTCGGGAGTCATTCGCCGCACTCGCAAAATGGAAGATCCGGTCGACCAATTCTTCGGTCTGCTCGAGGGTATCTTCGGCGAGGACTCAGACGAGATGACTCTCTGCGACAAGCTCACGATGGAAGAGCTCGGCAGCATCTTCACTGAATGGATGCAGGGAGCCTCCCTGGGGGAATCCTCTGGCTCTTCGATCTAATCGAAAGAGCCCGACCCGAACTCAGTTACGACCTTCGGCACTTTCTCCAAATCTCGATTAACGACCTAGGTCACTCGGTCCCTTATCGGGAGGCAATCGACCTAATTGCTATGATGAGAAGGAATCCAACGTCCTACGTTCACGCGTCTGAGGAAGGGTGGACATTCCCCGTTAGTTTCGAGTGGATAGTGCTTAAGCACTCATTCGACCTACTGGCGAAAGTCAACTCCGAATCTGAACCGCCTGGATATCCGGCTCCGTGGGATAACGCCGACAAACCGAAGCCCATGTCCAGGGAAGCGGTCGAGGCGGCACTCCGCAAGATGAACCCCGAAAGGCAGACGAATGGCTGAAAGAGCTCTGGCAACGGCCTACGTCACCATCGTTCCCTCATTTAAGGGCTTCGAATCTGAGTTCGACAAGGGTGTCGGAACCAAGATGGGTGGCCTCGGACACAGCTCTGGCGACAACTTCTCCAAGGGCTTCGGGTCATCTATCTCCAAGATTAAAAACGTATTCATGGGCGCTGTTGTGGGTGGCGCTGTCGCTAACTTCACTCAGGATTTAATCGCAGCCGGTGAGGCTGAAGTCTCAGGCAACCGCAAGCTAGAAAATGTTGCAAAGTCAATGGGCGTTTTTGGTGACAATGCTGGCACCGTTTCTAAGCGCCTTGAGGACCTAGCAGGAGTCCAGCAACTCCAACTAGGCATCGACGATGACGTGATTAAAAACACTCAAATAAAATTATTGACTTTCAGTGAGTTGGCAAAGACTGCTGGCCATGTAGGCGGTATGTTCGATCGAGCCACGATGGCAGCTCAAGACCTAGCCGCTGCTGGATTCGGGTCCGCTGAGAACAACGCAGTGCAACTAGGCAAGGCATTAAACGATCCAATCAACGGTCTAACTTCGCTTTCACGTTCTGGTATTACATTTACCGAAACTGAAAAACTTAAGGTCAAGAGCCTAGTCGAATCTGGCCATATGCTCGACGCGCAAAACATGGTCCTTGGTGCCATCGAAACTCAGGTAGGTGGAACGGCCGCCGCTGGTGTAACGGCCTCGGACAAGATGAAGCAAGGCTTTAATCAGGTCAAGGAAACCCTCGGACTGGCTTTGCTACCTGCCTTTAATGCTGTGGGTGACTACATCTCGACGAAGTTCATCCCCTACGTCAAGGACTTCATTGACCGATTCAAGGAAGGCAAGACTGCACTTAACCCCGTGTTCGATGCCATCAAGGGCTTCGTAGGATTCATGATTACCTACAAAGATTTTCTTCTGCCGATTGTCGCTGGCATCGTGGCAATTGTGGCGGCCTTTAAGATTTACCAGGGGATAATGGTGATTGTAACGGCAGTAACTACGGTGGCAACAGTAGTCCAAGCAGCCTTTAACTTCGTGCTGGATGCTAACCCCATCGGACTCGTCGTCCTTGCAATTGCAGCTCT